GCGGCTGTATTCTTATCGGGGGAATCTTTGAACATAGCAAGTGCTTATTTGAAGCAAGTTTTAGACCTGCAAGATTTCGAATCTTGGTCTAACACTCGCAAGCACTATCTGCCCTCTGCATATCATACGCTTTTTAAAGCTATTGATTCGCATTGTGAAAAATTTCATAGACTCCCTACGATTGAGGATCTCAAGTTTGAGATTCGTGACACGGCTACCAAAGAAATGCTCTTTGCTGTAGATTCGGTCGAAGTAGATGCAGACCCTTATATGCTTCTACAATACCTCAAGAATGAGTTCACACAAAAGGAAATCCTTAACTCCCTTGAGGACTATGTTGACAATTCTATATCTTTTGAAGATGCGGAAGAGTCAGTTAAACATCTGCACCAGATAGTTCTTGATGTCGAAGACAAAGTAGACCTTCAAGAACCGCAAGAGACTATGCAACGTATTCCCTTGTGGGAAGCAGATGATGACATTGGAAAGTACCTGCCCTTGGGCTTAAATACTGACCACGATAACGAGATCATGTTCTCCCCCCGAGACTTGATTCTTGTTGGTGGTCGCCGAGGGGCAGGGAAATCCATTACCTGTGCTAACATAGCTAACAACGTATATTCTAGTGGCAAATCTGCCCTTTATTTCACTATTGAAATGGACAGTAGAGCAATACTGCAAAGGTGTTGTTCTATTGCAACGGGTATTTCTTTCTCACGGCTAAAAGCCAGAAACCTTAGCATTACTGAGTGGGAACAAGTAGCCGAATGGCAGGCCGCAAGATACAAAGATAGTCAAGAGAGACTTGCAGAGTATCGAGAACATCGAAACTTTGATAAGTTTCATACGAAATTAGTTAACAGCTGTGAGCTTCTCCCAACTCAACAGCTTGATGTAATTTATGACCCGTCTCTTACTCTCTCTAAGATACGTGCTGAACTTGATAAAAAAATCAAAAGCGATATGAATGTAGGCGTCGTTATTGTCGACTACATTAATCAAGTAAAACGTTCAAGTATGCCCTCTCGGGGAGGTCAATACGACTGGACGGAACAGATAGAAGTTAGTAAAGCACTCAAGAGTATGGCACAAGAATACAAAACCCCAGTATTCTCGCCATACCAAACGGACGCTAGCGGTGAGGCTCGTTTTGCTAAGGGGATATTGGATGCTGCGGATGCGGCATATGCTATGGAACCTTGGTCACAGGATGACTCCTGTATGACATTTAAGTGTGTAAAAATGAGAGCAGCCGCTATGCGTTCTTTTACTTCTACTATGGACTGGGAAACTCTAAAGATAGGTCCAGATACTGCACTTACTCCGAGCGAGAAAGCCGATAACGACCAGAAAACTGGCGAAGAAATAGACGACATCTAAAAATAATTCTTGACTTTTGTATGTATTTCTAGTATAATATATATTCAAAATGTGGAGGCTTTATGATTGTAAATGGCAGTATGAGATATTCACCTAGTGGTAGACTTAGAAAAAACATTATTAAAAGCGGCAAGAGACGTGTTGAGTTTATGCAGCTTCATGCCGAAAAAGAGCCATATCGCAGAGAGACCCCTGACTACCCGTCAGCCCCTCTCACTCCTTATAAACCTCGTCCACGAGACGACTGGAAAGTAGAAGTATCTTCCCAATATACTATCGCACCTGCTTACAATAAAGGTGCTTATCAAGTTATCAGCAAAGATAACGTAGAGGATATTGGTAAGTAATGATAATGGCTTTTTTACTGGTAGTAATAGTAGATGGCGATAGAGAGCCGACTGCAAACATGTATTTTCGTAGTATAAATAGATGTAATTACTTTTCAGATAGAATAGAAAGAGGCCGCTATAGTAGACGACACTATAGAGGTTCGCAGGCTTTAGTAACAGCGTATTGTACGCCACGGATGGTACCAGAGGAGACAAGATTTTGGGATTAGCACCTGATTTTAAGTTTACACAACAAGACTTAACCGAGCTTAACGGAGACGGAAATCGTGAGCGGGGTCGCTACGGGGAAGATTATTCTAAACCTAAACCTCCTCTCACAGGGAGTCCTGAAATTGCCACAGAGATAGAGGAAGCTCAGCAAGAAGAAATATATAACGAGTACCAAGCTGTATTCGGAAACGAAGATGAGAACCCTAGCTGGTGAATGTAGAAACTCTACTTACAGATAAAAATATTTATTTCCTCCCAAAAGGAGGAGATTTTTTAGTGCGTTGTCTAAACCCTGAACACGAAGATAAAAATCCTAGTATGCGAATAGATCAAATTACTGGTATATTTAACTGTTTTTCGTGTGGATTTAAAGGAAATTTATTTAATTATTTTGGAGAAAGGGCAAATCAATTACAACAAAGGCGGGAACTTTTTAAGAAGAAGCTTAACATGAAGCGCTCTGAAAGTGTTGGTTTGTCCTTTCCCAAAAATAGATTACCTTTTGTAGGAAGCTGGAGAAATATTAAACCAGAAACCTATAGAAAGTTTGAAGCGTTTCAGCACCCTGATCCTGATTTTATAGGCAGAATAGTTTTTCCTATAACGGATATATCGGGGAAAATAGTTGCGTTTCAAGGACGACATACAGCAGAAGGAACTCCAAAGTATAAATTTACACCGCCAGGAGCAAGGCTTCCTTTCTTTCCAGTTGTTGAGTTTATCAAAGGCTCAGTAATTTTAGTAGAAGGAATATTTGACATGATAAATCTTCATGACAAGGGACTTACGAATGCTGTGTGTTGCTTTGGAACAAACAACTACAATGAAACAAAACTATCAATGCTCCGAGTACAAGGAGCGGAATACGTAGAAGTATTCTTTGATGGTGATGACCCTGGCCAGCAGGCCGCAGAAAAATTAGTGAGTGAATGTGAGAAAGTTGGTCTCGTAGCTAGGAATGTCTATTTAAAAGAGACAGACCCTGGCGCATTATCTCAAACTTCAGTAGATAAATTAAGGAAGAAGTTATATGGCTAAAGTTGCCTTAGTAGAAACTAAACCGAGTAGGACGGACTACAGAAAAGAGTTCGATGGTGCTTTTGATTTCGATCAGTACCAACTTTGTTCTGATCCTACAATAAAGAAAGTATTAAAACGAGATTGTGATATTAACATCGATGAAAAACTATATGACTGGATTGTATTAGTTGGTAGTGAGGCTTTGAAATATTTTACAAAGATTAACTCGGTAACAGAATACTCTGGAAAGAAAGTAGAAGATAAATTCTTACCAGTTATTAATCCTGCAATGCTTAAGTTCAAACCTGAAGCTAAAAAGACGTGGGATGAATCTAAACAGAGCATCATTAAGTATATTAGTGGTGAAATTGAGGAGGTGATTATAGATGAAAAGATTGCATTCGGTATTGAAGACACAGGAAACTGTAACGATTTCATTCGAGAGGCCATTGAGCACGATGGGGACATTGTTGCGCTTGATAGTGAAACAACTGGGTTGTACCCTCGCGATGGGCATATACTTGGTATATCACTTTGTTATGACGGCCACAGAGGAGCGTATATATCTACAGATTGCTTTGACGAAGAAACTGAAGAACTACTTCAAAAACTTTTCAATGCAAAAACAGTAGTATTTCATAACGCTAAGTTTGATATGGCGTTTTTTGAGTATCATTTCAACTTTAAGTTTCCAAAGTTTGAAGATACGATGTTACTCTCTTATCTTGTTAATGAGAACCCAGGCAATCACGGGTTGAAAACATTGGCTATTAAGTACACTCCCTACGGGGATTACGAAAAGCCAATGTATGATTGGATGGACAACTACCGTAAAGAAAACGGTATATTAAAAAATGATTTCCAGTGGGGGTCTATTCCGTTTGATGTAATGAAAACTTACGCAGCGATGGATGCTCTATGTACTTATCTTATATATGATAAGTTTAAGAAAATTAAGCAGAACACTAAACTTAAGTGGGTATATGATAATATACTTATTCCTGGCACTCGATTCTTAATGGATGCGCAGGATAACGGTGTTCCTTTTGATAAAACAAGACTATATAAATCACAAGAATTAATGCAGGAGCAGATAGATGAAGCAGTTACTAAGCTCTATCAAGAGCCTGCTATAGGACGGTGGGAGACACTTAATGATAAAGATTTTAACCCTAACTCTACTGTGCAGTTACGTTCCCTTCTTTTTGACCACTTGGGCTTGCAACCTACTGGAAAGAAAACAGGAACGGGAGCGCACTCTAC